ATGAGCAGAGAAAAGGGAACTGGTTCCGTTTTTTATTCAAACCAAAGAAACCAATGGGTGGCTTGTGTTGCTAACGGGTTTAGTCCATCTGGCGGAAGAAAATACAAACGTATGTATTGTAAGACGGAAGCAGAAGCAAAGAAGAAACTGAGAGAATTTTTAAGAGAAAAAGACCAGAATAGGTCACAGACCCAGTCCACGCTGTCGGTACAGGACTACATGAATAAATGGTTAGAAACGGTTAAAAGAAGCACAATGAAACCGTCTGGATACGACAGACTTGAACTAACTTGTGTTAAACAAGTATACCCGCATATCGGAAACATTCAGATTCACGGTTTGATGTCTACAGATATTCAGGAAATGTTAAACGACCTGTCTTGCAAATATTCTCAATCTGTTTTAAAAAAGGCTTATGATGCTATAAACTCGTGTATGAAATACGCGGTAAACAGTGGTATTATTGATAGGAACCCAGCAAACGGTGTCATTGTTCCAAAGTCTATTCGCGAGAAGAAGGAGATCTCAGTCCTAACCGACAAGGAAGTAGAACAGTTAAAAAGAGAGTGTGTCAAACCATTCACTCGCGGAAAACGCGGCGGATACAGACTAGGGTACTTGTATATACTGTTGTTAAATACTGGTATGAGAGTTGGAGAGCTATCTGCGCTAGAGTGGACTGACGTAAATCTTAAAGGAAGGTCTATCAGAATTTCAAAAAACGCATCGGTAGTTAAAAACAGGGAAGGAGGGATTGCTTGCTCGTATGTGAATGTGATATATGATACTCCGAAAACAAAGTGTAGCAACAGAACAATACCCATAAACAACGCCGCTATGGACGCTCTTATTCATATAAAGGAAGTGACAGGAGATTGCAAATACGTTGCGGCTAACCAGGATGGTGACTTCCTTAAACCTGAAGCTATCACAAACACATTTAAAATAATCCAGAAGAATTGTGGGTTTGAAAATTTATACGGGGTTCATGCCCTTAGGCACACGTTTGCAACATCACTGTTTAGGAAAAACGTTGATATAAAAACCGTGTCAACCATCCTCGGTCATTCATCGACAGCGATAACATATAACATATACGTTCACATAATAGAATCGCTCAAGGTTGAGGCGTTATCTTTAATAGATGATATCTGATAAAAAAAATAACCACCTGATATAACATCAGGTGGTTATTTTTTTTACGGTTGTATTTATCCGAATATTTTAGGGAATAACTGTCCTAACACAAACCCTATAATTCCCGTTGCAACAATACTTCCTATTATACCAATCACTTTATCGAAAGCCTTTGCTTTCTGTGTGGCTGGTACATTTTTAAGTTCTACTATCTCTGCTTTCATTTCGCCTTGGTCACTCTTGATATCCTTAACGTCTTCTTTAATAGACACCATACCCTGTGCAAGCGCATCAATAGATGCACTCATTTTATACAGTGCTTGATTCTGCTCTTTGAGACCCTTTATGTCTTGTTCGCAATCTTCAATTCTACGCGTATTATCCGAGGTATGACCTTCGATCTCTGTAAGACTTCTAACGATATCCTCACTAGTCATTATTATCACCTTTATCTTTTCCGATAAAGATATTGAATTTTTCATAAGCAGACTTGCCGTAAGTAACAATAGATACATAAAGTATAGCTCCACAAATCGCAGTGATATTAACAACATCTAACACATTGTTAATGGTGTCGTCCGTTATAACACCACACATTGTAATTATGGGTATAACGGCAGACAGCCCAGTAATCAATGCTGCTAAACCGAACACGGCACATATCGTGTAGAAAATACCCCACAGAAATTTCTTCCTATTAAACAACACCTTCTTTTTCTTTGCGTTTGCAATTCCGAAAAGAATGTCTGCCGTTCTGAACAATACTAACAGTATTGAACAAAGTCCTACTACCTTAAGGTTTTCAAGGATTTCTAATAAAATGTTCCCCATACATATCCCCTTTCTCTATATTTTATCTGCAAGCTCTCCAATTTCATCTCTGTAATTATTTTTCAGTTTAACACAGCCAAATCTGTGATATCCCTTATATACATCGAGAGCCTTAAACAATCCAACTCCTCTTGCTGTGTCACACTGTTCGATTATATCTCCTTCAAGTATGATTTTACATCCGCTTTTGCATCTCTGTAAAAGTGTTCTTAGCGCATATCTGTCTAAATTTTGAGCCTCTGTGCAAAAGCATATCGAGTCACTACTAAATTCCTGACCTCTTAAATTAGCGGTCGGGATGATTTCAATTTGTCCACTAGCAAGAAGTCTTTCGACCTCAGTCATGTCTCCAAATTTAGTTGCAAGAATGCCACCGAGAGAACCGGTCGATAACAGTTTCTCTGTTTGATCTCCTTTGACATACCCTAAAGTCTTTTGCCCTTTGAGAGTATCAAAGGAGTATACGATGTAACATTTGCCGCATTTGCCGTTTTCCAACTGTTGTGTTATATAAGACAGTGGTATTGTCGTTTTACCGCTTCCAGAACGCCCAAAGAGAATGGTTAAGTCGTTCGATGCGATGGAGTCAAATGCCATTTTCTGCTGGGAGTCTAAAGGTTTAATATTTCCATATTGTCGTGATTTGAACGGCTTGTTATATAACGCAGAATACCCCTGTCCGCTCCATTTAAGAACGTCTATGCAATCGCCATCTTCGCCTTTCATCAAGACGTACTCGTTCACTTCGCATTTGAACAAGTTATCTTTATTATCTTTGTCGTAAACCTTAGCCAATTCTTCGTCAGTAGGGCTGACTATCTTGTATCCAATATAGTTAAGTGATGTTGGCTTCTCGCCGTAACTTTCAACCCGCAAATTGAATATATCTTTAGCTATCAGCTTGCATAGATAATCTTCAGTATAAAAGCAGATAGGTTCTATATCTTTATTGTATCTGTATGCACAGGCAATGATAATATTATCGTTCGTAACCTCAAGATTAAAGACGTCTTTAATTATGTCGATGTCGGATTGCGTAGCAACTACCACTTCCGTTTGGAATTCATTGATGGCTCTTACTGCCATTCTTGCCTTGTACTTTATGTCATCGTCTTTATTTGCAGATGTCTTTATGTTCTCAAGTTCTTCAATAGTTTTACTAGACAGAACAACGTTTGACAGGTCGTCACAGTTATTTAATATCTCATTTGTATCAAAAAATTTCTTCATACAACACCTCACTTAATATCTGATATGTTGTTGACTATTACATCTACCAGACCCTTTTCTTTAGCTTCGTCGGCAAACATATAACTTTCGACTCGTTCATTTTCGCAAAGCTGTTCCATAGTTAAACTGGTTCTTTCACACAAATACTGATTAAGGCGACCGTTCATCTTATTTGAAAACTCCATATAGTCTCTTAACTTTGACGGATGTGTACACATTCCATCAACCCCTTCGTGATTTAACAATATCGCACTTCTTGTTGCAAACCTTTTGTGACAATTTGCAAATATGTGAAACGCCATTGACATAGCATATCCAAAGCAAATTCCATACACTGGGGTCTTGCTCGCCCGTATGGTTTCTATGCACCCGAATCCGTCATATACACTTCCACCATACGAATTGATGTATAACTTGATCGGAACTCTCTTTTTTATCGGCGTTTTGTTTTCGTCGTCCATTTCGTTATAACGAAGAATGAAGTAGTTGATCTTCTCGAAAATCGTATCGTCAACATCTTCAAGCAAGTACAATTTCCTATACTCGGTGTCTTCCATTATAAATGTGTCGGCGTATGAGTATGTGAGTCCCGGCGCTAACGTGTCGTAGTCAACCGAGGGAGTAATATCTGAGGCTGTTGCGGATGTTGTTTCTATATTCATTTATGTTTATCCTCGTTCTTTCGTAATTATAGTAAAAACGCCGTATTCCTTAATTGCAATACGGCGCTGATATGCATAGATTATTGTTTGATAAGATATTTAACATCTATGGCTGACATTATATTAAATACCCCCGTGGTATCCCTTCCAAGAACAGCTCTGTTTTTAACGACTTCTTCAACTATCCAGATTTTCTCGTTTCTCCAGTCATTGATTTTGTTAGAACAACCAAACCACGAAGCGTTCTTCTTTATTTTAACTCTGTCTCCAACTCTAATCACCGTGGCAGCACTTGTTGTCTTTCCTTTATATAAGTCTGAAAGATAGATCCACCCGGTGGCTGCCCCATCGGTAGTGCCTATCTTGGCTTCTTTCCCGTTTTTAGAGAGGGAGAGTATTTTAAACTCATATTCAAAAACCCACTCGTCAGGGGTTACGCCGTTGGAAAACTTTGCACCAGACTTAACACGACATTTATCTCCCACTTTGAATAAGGTAGTTGTGCTAGGAACTGAGCCTGCAAGCGATGTGTCTACGACCTTTATCCATCCAGTTGCTGCTCCGTTCAGCCCTATCAATACTTCTGTATTGTCATTGGAGATGTTTAGTACAGTAAATGTTGTAGTATATACGAAAGACGCGGGGGTAGTTCCATCCGAGAATTTAGCGCCTTTGTTTACAGTACAAGTGGCTCCTATTTTTACTCCGTTATCCTTTGTGCTATTACCGTTTGTAATCTTATTAAACAGTTTTTCTCCTCTTAAATAAGGCATAGGGTCTACATAGCTTTGTCCGTCGTATACGTCGAAATGAAGGTGTGTGCCTAAAGAGTACCCGGTATTTCCTTCCTTGCCAAGCACGGCTCCAGCTTTCACCTTGTCACCCATCTTTACTTTAATGCTACCGTTTACCATATGAAGGTATCTTGTGTACACGCCGTTGGTATGTTTTAAGCGAACAAAGTTTCCCGCAGTGAAGACTTTTTCGTCGTATCCAGGAACCCCATCCTGTACATACACTACTTCTCCGTCTGCTGCGGCGATTACATTGCAAGCACCTCCAGCGTCGTTTATTACATCAACGCCTTTATGAGTCCTATACTCAGGCTCGCGAGTGCCAAAGTCATAAGTACACCATTCCTGCTTCGATTCAAGAATGTGATTTTTAATATTCATTTTAAAAGCCATATTTAACTCCTTCCTTGTATAAAGAGAGACGAGCTTTCGTTTATCAAGTCTCTCCTAAGTTATGTCTCTACTAAAGTCCGTAGAGTAGACCGCTACTCTCCTGTAGCAAGGGCGTTACTGCAGATCTGGATAAGCCTCAGATAGCTGTCCGTTTCTCCCAGGACGGGCGCGGCGTCCTTACTAACGCCTATGCAGGTCTGAAATTTACATTTCAACAAACTCTTCAATTTTCATCATATCAGCAGGCGAAATCTTTATGTCTTCGTTTGCAAGATTGACTTTTTCTGCTGTAATATCAACATCGAGAGAAAGTAATTCAGTTATATCTTTGTTCCACGAATCCTTGTTTTCGTCAAGAATTGTGTAACTGTCATCGTCATTTTTCTTGCCGTATTTTTTAAGTAACTTTTCCTTTTCCTTTTCGAAGATTTCAAGTTCTACGTTAATCTCTTTTATAAGTTTAACGAGTCTAAACGAAACAACAGGAGAAAGTTCCTTGTTTGTTATTTTACTGAATACGGGAGTAGCGTTAATTAACGTTGCAATTGTTACGTTCATATTTTTAAAATCCTTTCATTCTTAATTCTCACGAATTATTACTTTGCGTCCTGTGCTTCATACACTTCTGTTTGAAAAGCTGTGTAATCAGATCTTACAGCAGCCTTATTTGCTTCATACAGCTCAGCATTGGATATACTCATATTTATCTGTGCTGTATCATCAGCACGAATAGTAGCGTTAAAGTACGCTACTATCTGTTCTGTTCCATCCTCTCCGATGACATAGCTTGTACCATCGAAAGATATTGTTTTGTTATTTTTCAACATTGTTATTCTCCTTTCAGTTCTTTGACTTGATTTCTCAGTCTTTTTATCTCTTCCCACATAATAGGAATAAACTGTTCATAAGCAAGTGCATACTGACTGCCATCGCCGTGTATATCACAAAATCCTGCAAAGTCGTCTGTTGTAAGCCCGCATTTTTGTAAAGCGGATAAAACATCCTGTGCAATAAAGCCGTAGTTTTTAGCGGTTGACGAATCAACATTGTAGAAAAATGACTTTCCGTCAAGATAATCAAATAAATATTCAGATCCGCTCGGCAAGTCGGCTATATGATTTTTAACCCTTTTGTCCGATGAAACAGTTATGGTACGATTAGCTGTTATGGAATTCGTACCGCTTATTGCAACTTCCAGTCCGTTGATTGATACTATTGATGTGCTGTTGCCAACGCCTACCGTTTTTAACACACCGTCATATCTTTGCTGAAATCCGACAATAGATGTGTTATTATACTTGACACCTATTTTGGTTATTCTCGGCATAGTGAACAAATTTTGACTGAATTCTGCCATTTTTATCATAGTGCCATCAACTGTGCCTTTTGTGTAGAACTGAATTAGCCCAGTCGCCCCACATATTATTCTGGTATCACCGGGAATGTTTGTAGTTCCTATGTGGAAATGATTGGATTCAGTTAAGGCAATTAACCTCACAATGTTTCCACTGGTATCTCTGCTGTTTAAATAAGACCCATTTGCAGTAATAAGACCTTGCTTGTTTATCATAACGTAAGAATCATTATTATGAGACAATGCAGAACTGCTCATACTACTCACCTTAAAATAGGCTTCGCCACTTTCACTTTCGAAAGCAATTCCGCTAGTTGCTTGGTATATATATGTTCCAGTATCTGTTCTAGACGAACCGTCTTGTGATGTGTATATATTGCTAAAACTTATCTTCCCTTCTGATATGCGAACAGTCTGTTTAGTTGATCCAGAACCTGCCCCCATTTCGTATTCGCAAGCTATTCCTTTATTGCCAACTACTAAAAGGTTGGATAGAGTTCCGGATGTAGCATAAATAGTTCCACTAACAGAGACATTGCCTTCTGCGTCTATGGAGAAATTTTTGCTATCCAAAGTACCATCGTTAAGTGATATTCTCATACCTTTAGTATCTTTTTTGTAGCCATTGCTTTGGATTATTCCCGCTTTAATAGTTCCTAAATTCGCTGATATTGCGTCCAACGTATCAACATCTATTTTATTAGATTTTATAGCCTTAGCTGCTATTGCGTCTGCCGTAATAGTGCCTGTGTAGATTTTTGCACCATCTATGTATGTCTTATTATTGTTATAACACCAGTTGGCAATTGAATTATCCAAAATCTGATTAGTCGTATCTTCAGGTGCAGGAGTCCAATCCGTTGCAATTGTACCTTTTTCGAGTTTGATTCCGCAAATCTCTACGGATGTTCCCACATTAGCAGGACGTAAAACTATTAACGGGGCGGTGAAGTTGTTGTCTGATAATGGCTTGTTACCTGCCACCTTAACTATCCTTGTCCAATCAGAAGCAACAGTGAACAAAGATGTAGTATCAGCATCTCCACTTCTGCTATAGCATTGTGTTGCTATGACACATGAGTCTCCGCTAACACATCTTGCCCAAAATGAAACAACATATTGAGTTCCTTTCTTTAAAGGAACATTGTCTTGAACAACTCCGACTTGCGATGATGCGTTTGTTATTGAAAGTTTGACTCCGTTGAATATCCCAGAGAAATCAGTTATATTGGTTGATTCTAAATCACCTGTGCTAAACTTTCGCCACTGAGACTTAGTGTACCCCCCAGTACCTATTGTCATAATACTCGTTCCGAGTGATATGTTCCTTCCGCCAACCGACAAATTATTTATGCTGTCTATTGAGGATTTCAAACCACTGTCTAATGAGCCTATAGAAATTGCTCCTGTTGCAATTTTGTTAGATGTTATTGAATTTGCTTGAATCTTGTCTGTCGTTATGCTACCAGTATGTATTTTGTCAGACGTTATAGTTCCATCTATTAATAAACTTCCATCAACTTTTACATTTGTCTTAATGTCAAACACAAATTTGCCGTCAGAGTTTTTAATAAATTTTATATATTCTTCATTGTTACCGACAACGAACTGCCCATTAGAATCCATATAGACACCATCGGCAACGCTGTCAACGCTTGTTTTTAAGATATTGTGAAAACTGCCACCTACTACATTCCCGTCAGTATCTAACAAATCCTCAATTTTAAATGAGGCAATTGTAGCTTTAAATGCTGTCAAATCACTTACGGCTATTTTATTTGCTGTTATAGATTCTGCAATTATGTTTTCGCCGTGTATTCCATTTTTTAGTTTTTCTTGTTCGTTAGCAGGCAGCTCTTCAACAACCGCCTCTCCTAATACTGTAACATTGAGCTTGTAATATAGACTATTATTGCCTTTTATAAGCAACCTGTCAGTCATTAGCGTTCCAGTCTTTATGTTGCTAGCATCTATCTCTACAGCACATAGTTTGCCTGTTATCTTGCCATCCTTCACAGTAAGATCGGTTATCAAACCAGTATTTGCATATAGATTTTTGATTTGAGCGTCTGTAAAATCTGCAAAGTCTGATTTAATAAAATCTGCCGTTAATTTAACTATAGTAGCTTCGTTAGCAGATATGTTTTTATAATTAAGTTCATCGAATTTGCCTTTGAATACGGTAGAATTTGAGATTAAATTCAGCAGTTCAACCGAGAGTTCAAGGTCGTCCTTTGACTTATTATTGCTAAGAGTTATGCTGTTTTTGGATGCACTTATAGCCTTGTCAAAAATATAACTGAAGTCATTTCTCCCGTCTTTTCCCGTTACCATGTTGCTAAATTCAACAGACAAATCGTTTGCTTTTATAAACGGATTGTAGGTGATACTAATTAATCTTAATCTTGTGAACACATCTTCGCTAACTTCAAGCATAATAAAATTGCCTATTTTAAAATCGCTGTGCCAGTAATTGAACTCGTCCATAGACAAAAGATTGTCCAAAGTACAACTGAATGTATATTGAGGAACCGCTAATTCTGATAATTCCTCTTCGGCATCTTTATACAAATCTTTCTCAATATCTAATCTTTCTGAGAAATTATTGAGCTTTGTTACGAGTATGTTTTCGTTGGTGTAATCGGTGTCGTGAAATAACAAGTTAACCGTTTGTAATTGGCTGTCCGTAAACCATTTAACAAAAATCCCGTTAACATTTCTTCCACCTGTTATACTCATATTATTGCGAATTGTTGCAAGACTTTTACTTAAGGTGTCACGGTTGTCTACAAGATTATCTTTCTGCGTTTGAAGTTCAGCAGCTTTGCTTTTAATGGCTTTTATATATCCGTCTAACTTTTTGTATTCGTTATGATACTGGTTATAAGTAATCTCATTATCGCCATGAGATGCCTTTTCTTCTTTTGTTAACTCACTCCAGTCCTTTTGATAGGCTTTAAGTGTAGAGATTTGATCCTCGTAAGACGACTGTTTTGCTTTAAGTTCTACAAGACCATACAAATCCCAGTCCGTTAGATAGTCTTCAAAGTAGTCTTTTTTTTCATCCTTTGTTAAGTCAAAGTTTTCGATTGCTATCTCAATATTTGGAATAACATAAGTAATTATCTCACGATAGGTTTCCTTTCCTTGCCCATCCAAATCGTTCATATAAGCATCGTGGTCTACCGTTCCGTCAGCCTTTAGACGCGAGGGAATATAGTCATCGAGATTGCCAGTATATTCGGTCTCTCCTGCTTTAGGATGAGTATTCTGTGCAACAATTTGAAATTCCTTAATAAGAGAGTTGTAATATGTCAAATTCTTGTTTAACTCGTCAATGGACATATTGTCCCAATTATTTAACACTCCGTTTGTAGGAACTTTGTTATCAATCTCGGAAATTTGCTCGATATAGCCCTGATATGTTGTTACATCACTGATATAACTATCTCTGTTATCATTACGAGCCTTTTGCCACGTTTTAAGAGCGTCTATCAAATCCTGATTCATATAACTCAGATTTGAATAATAATCAAGGTTAAAAATATGCGTATCACCATAGTTAATATCAGCGAAATTAAGAGAATCTTTACCCTGTACGTTTATGCGAGTATAAATATTGTCGCTATCACACTGCACGTTAACGCTATTTAGTAAGTTTCTTTCGGCAATCACTATTCCCGTATCGTTCCCTATATGATTTTCAGAGTACGCAGACACAGTTTTGTTGATTGTGTCAAACGTAAAAATACATCTTGCCGTTGAAGATAAAGTTTTTGTCAAGAATGAGAATATGTTTTCATTAATATTATCAAACGAATAACGCTGATTTTTTAAAAAGTCGTCTATTGTTCCTACACTCCAACCCACTGCTTTTTCAAGCACCAAATCCAGTAGTGAGAGTTGTTTGTTTGTGGGATTATAGAAAGTGATATATTCGTTAGGATACCCTAAACTATTTATGTTGTTATCGGCTAACATTTCAAGAGAAGCTGTGGTAGATGTATTAACAGTAAACCCTACAAGATCTTTCTGCAATAGTTCTGTTGCTATTGAAACTCCTGTTACAGTCTTTGTTTCTTTGTTAATTTCGTTAGATATTTCAGGCTCTCTAATCTGAAAATACCCAATATCTTCGATATACACTTCCATAAATGCGTGAATGTTGTCGTACCCATTACTCTTAACACTCTCTCCGTCTCTCAATGTTATATATTTATCAACAGCAAAAGTAATCTCATCTAAATCGTTAAACTTAATTGTATAGTTTATCGTGTTATAGTCAACCCCATTAAGCTGACACACTGGTACTTTTCCCGGCTTGCATAATATAATATTTTTCAGATTTTTCACCTCATTCCCATCTTAACGCTCTTTTTTGCGGAATTATATAATCTGCTTTAATTCCGTATCTTGTAGCTCGGCTACCATCCTTATAACATTCAAACTGGTTGGTCTTATATAACTCTGTTTTAATTTCAAACCAGTCCAAATCTTTTGCGTTGTCTATTCCGAGTGATTCAAAACTACAAAGGACGATCTCTCCGTTTGTGTTTATTCTGTAAATCATACAATTTTTGCAGTCAATGTAAACAGGGTCATCTATAACTCTAATAGTCATTGTTTTAGTGGTTGCTCTTTTTATTGGGAGACTTTCAAGAGGATAACACCATTCCGTAGCCATCTTGCCCTTTTCTAACTTAATATTTGCAACTTCCATATAATCTCCAGCATTTTGAAAATTACGGAAGTAAACACAAGAAGCAGAGTAATAATTGTCTGAAGATGTCTTTTTGTCAGAAGTGTATGAAATATACTGCCACTCTGTTGTTAAGTCAAATTCCCCATACCCACTATTCTCCCCATTCAAAATTGTAAACGGAGCAAGTCTGCACTTAGCGCCATTAGCATTTGATCTTACCCAGCATGACAGCGTGTAATATTCTCCACCATCAAGCCTACATCCAGATTGGTAACAGGCTGACTGGACTTCAGTTATATCATTTTGTTGAATCTTTAACCCATTACCAGAACCATATACATCAATTCCAGCACTGCTCATATCTTCAACAGTCAGTGTTGCTCCGTCACCATATAATTTCCAGTTGCCATTTAACCATCCGTTGTCGCCAACGACAACATTATCAGAACCAGTAGCTATATTTCTGTGTTCAAATGATATTTTATCCCCATCCACATCATTGATTGTTTCTTTAAGGCATATCTTTTCTCCTGTCGCACCTGTAACTTTAATCAACGGATAAATAGCTTCATCACTATCACAGTTAATTGCAATAGTTTCCATATCATACAGTGTTTTATCTTTTATGATGTCATAATCGTAAGGACTATCGTTCTCAAAATGAACTTGAAATCCTTTAAGTCCACTGAAAATTTTGTATGTAACCTGAGTGAATAAACCTCTGTAGTTTGCTATCAAGTTATCATTACAGTCATAACTTGAAAACCATTTTGGCGTTCTTACATTTGTTAAAAGTTTAGTAAGTTTTCTCTGCTCTTCGGTTGTAAAATCACTTTCATCTATCTTATAAATAAACAAATCGAAATTCACAACCTCGTTAAACAAGGAAGTAATATAATTCGGAGAGTATCTTTCAGAGTTCACCTCCCCTTTAATTATCTCTCTACCTAAATTGCCGTCAATCTCATCGAAACTGTCTAACACTCCGATTGTCAGTTCACTTCCAGGTAATAGTGTTTTGATTGATGTTCCGTCATAAACAAAATAACTCATAAGAAGCCTCCTTTCATTAAAAATTGTATACAATATATAGTGTTAAATCGTACAAGTCGCACTATATGTAGATGTGTTTTGCCGATAAAAATTATAGTTTTATAATAATAAATCGTAGCCCCGATTTCTCAGGACTACGACCGTATCATTATTATCTTTTATAACCTACTTTTCGCAAATCCTTCGTGATGTTTGTGATGACTGAATCTGTAATCTGTTTTTGATATTTCTTTAAATCATCCATTACATCTCTGTCCACGCTGCCTTGCACGATGAGTTGAATATCTCCTAAAGATACTGAAGGAGTGTTGCCTATTGTCGTCTGCCCGTGTGACAGTGTTTTCTTCAAATCTACCGACAACAGATTCAACTGAGGGATGGTTTTCATAAAGGCATTTGAAATTTCTTTTGTTAGCACGATTTCCCCGGCCTTTAGCCACGCAATTCCGTCGTCTCTGCCCTTAGAGTCTACGGTTACAACCCTACCTCCGTCTGCAAAATGCGGGATCGTTTTAGAGTTCTGGGCGCCTTCAATATAGGATATATCGAATCCTCTTGCGTTTGCTATGTCTCTGAGCAGTTTGTTTACCGCTTCAATGCTATTAGTAGCCAGAGAAGATGCTGAATTTACTATGTCTTTCTCGGTGTCTAAACATTTGTTCAGTGAGTCTACAAACTTATCGTAAATATCTTGCAGGATTTCTTTCTGTTCATTCAATCCGTCAATCTGAACCTGATAGATATGATCTGCTTGTGTGTCGGCTAAGTCCTCTTCTAAGTCAGATAACTGTTCTTCCAGTAAGGCTTTTTGAGCCTTTGATTCTGCCGTAGAAACGCCGTTAAGAGCTTCTATCCGCATCTGCATTGCAGTTATATCTTTTGTTTTGTTTCTGATTGTCTTATCATAATCATAATACTCTTTTTTCTTCTGCAACGCTTCTGACCGTGTATCTATGAGTTCATTCAAAGCGTTTAATTCTTCTTGTGCCTGATTTTTGTACAAATCTTTAATGGCTTCGGTATAGTTGTTAACTTCCGATGTGGCGTTTTGATAGCCGTCTGTAAGTTCTCTCAGCTTCTCAGCATACTCGTCATCGTTATACTTACCTTGTTTATGTGCTTTGTTAAGAGCATCAATTTCTTTCTTGTAGTCTGTAGCACTCGACTTCGCTTCCTCAAGATTCTTCATTGTCAAAGCAATTTTTGCGATGCCGTGTTCGCTGAAACTACCATCATCGTTGTAAAGAGCATCATTGTTAATCATATCAGACAAACTACTCAAAGCCTTTTTAACATCTTCTATGTGTTGCAAGTCTTGCTCGTAATTACGGTATAGCTCAATATCTCTTGCTTGTCTTTCTAACTCTTCGTTGGTTTTAAGCATTTCGTTGTACGTTGAGTCAGCCTGTAAATAGAGTTTTTGATACTCATCTGCGTCTGCCAACCTACCTTCGCTTTTTGCCTTTTTAAATTCGTCTAAGTATCTATTGAACAGCTCCCGTTGCTTTCCTATATCTGTGACGGAATATTTTTGGCTTCTGATTTGCGTTGCACTTATCGTGCTTTCTCCATTGATATAAGAAAGCCTTTCAATATATGATTTTGTGCGTGAGACAATTGCTTCTGCAATATCGAGATATTCGTTTAACCTGTCCATAGGGATGTTGCGAATTGTAGCATTCCACTCAGCCTGATTCTTATTATTTTCGCTGATTTGGTCGTCTACGTTTCTTAACTTTTCGGTAAGTTCGTCATATCTTTCGCTACCGTATTGCACCGTTTTTCTTTCATTGAATATGGCATTTCTTTCCTTTTGCAAAACGGCATTTTGCATCTTGGAAGTATTAATCATGTATCTGTAGTAACTATCGCCGGTCTTTTTGCCCTGTGCTTTGGCTAAATCCATCGAGTTTTGAACATTAGTGATAGTTCTTTCGTGATTGCCTGCCGAGCGTTCGTAATCAGAAATCTTCAAGTCAAATTTCTTGTTATTGTTTTCTACGATGGCTATTGTGTTTTGCCTTATAGATTGAGAATTAGCGTCAATCTTTTCTTGATATTCCTGCCATTTAGCAGAGCCTTTTTGAACCGTTTTCTGCTGTTGCAATAGCATCTTATTCTGAGTTGACAAACTTTTATTCTGAGATGTCAGATTTCTATTAAGGTTATTATAATCTCCCGCCGAAACCTTTCCACCTTTGTTTTCCTTGTAGCTGATAATATCATTGATTTTGTTATTAGCAGTAGAATACTTATCTGTGATTCGCTGTTGTCTTTCATACTTACTATCAAATTGCTGTGAAAGATAATCTTTTTTCTGTTCTGTTAAATTTGCGATATTCTGAGCTGACTCTTCGGCTTTATTCCACCATTTTTGGTAATCTTGAATATTCTTTATCAGAGTCTCGTCAGTAAGCTCATTAATAGAGAAATTACCCTCACGAACTTTCTTTTTCCAACCCCCTGAAAGGTTTATGCTATTAGCTTTCTGCCTGTATTTTTGTTCAGCTTTTTTGTTGGCATCAATTTCCTTTTGAGTGCTGTTGATAGCTTTGCCAAGATTTCTTTCGTTCGTGACATTAGATACATAGTCAGAGACTTTATCAAAGAATGATTTTGTCTTATCTGCAAGGCGGTTTAATCGTACCTCAATCCAGTCAAAGATTTCGCTTGTAGTTGATTTAGTCGAGTTCTTTTTACTACTGCGGTTAGATTTAGACGATACAGCTTCTAATGTGCGTGTAGACTTAAACAGATTACCGAACTCTTCCATTCCTTGCCCATAGTCATCAAGAACAGCATAGACCTTAGACATTACTTCAGAGAATTCTTTAGGAGAATTCATCTGTATCTGTGCCAACTCGCCTTCCGCTCCGTCTTTCCATTTTGCATTATCGAAGTCATAATAATCTTCGATGTTTAGCCCAAGCCCAGTAGCTTCTATATTTGAAATATATTTATCGTGCAGTCTTCTCTTTGCGTCATACCATGTAGAACAGTTTTTTAAATCAACTCCGTAGTTGTTCGCCATGTAATCAACGAAGTTTTTACTTGTAGCACCAAGATGCGTATAATAATTTTCGTCTTCGAGATATTTTGTGTTAAGAGCGTTTAGGTAAGTTTGTAGCTCTTCGTCTGTTAAATCTATCTTTCGAGCAATTGTGTTCCTATACTCATAAAAGTCATCGTCATAAGAGTCTTTGAGTTTACTAAGCAATGATTGCTCGTCTATAAGCCCCATCATATAGTTGCTTACTTCGTCTGACAATTCAGGATAAACTTCTTTCACCTTATTCAGAGTGTCTAATGTTATAGAACCGTTGTCGGATATAGCGTCCTCGACATCAGTTATTACTTCATATCTGTTTGTTAAAACATCAATAACTGCTGAGAATGAAGCCGACAAATCCTCGGCAGACTTTGCGAGATATTCAGACTTGACTTTTCCTTCAGATAATTGAGATTTCAGAGTGGCTAAATTGCTCTCATCTGTGGATATTGCAGACTTGATATTTTGATTGTATTCGTCATCGTATTTACCGTTAACGCTGGTAAGCAATCTGGACTTGTTCAGAGCGATGTTCGCTTCAAGCTCTTTTATCTTTGCCTCTATAAGCTCATTGGTTGTATCAACCTCTTGCTTTTGCGTTTCGATATATGACTCAGCACCACTTTGCAAATCTTTATAGTTAATGCTAAATGTGCCATCGTCATTCATCTTAAACTTGTCGGCAAGTTCCGGCATTAACTCAATCAAGGACAGAACGTCATCAACATTAAAACTTTCCTTTGAGAAAGCAGATTTCAGTGCAGACTGAACTTTAGACGCAGACGTTGTTATCTTGTCTAACTTTTCGCTCGTTTCTTCGAGTTTAGTGTTGAGTTCCGTGACGTTCACAGTGGGATAGGTAATAGCCTGTTCGGTCTCGGTCGCAGCTTTTTGAATTTCTTTCTTTTTGTTTGCAATAACCGTGTCTAATATATAGGTTCCTAAATACGGTTCAGCTCCCATAAGACCTTCGTTTTTGGTTAAAAACGCATTAAGCCAATCTTTGAGGTCTGTTAGATTATCTATATCGTCGAGCGCTTTATGTCCGTCTTTTACAAACTCCCTTTCATACTTTTCCCACAGCGCCTTCGTATACGTCTCAATTAAGTTGTAAGATCCGTCTTCGTCATTGAAAAAACTATCTTCAAAAAATTTTTTCGATTCATTTAGTTCTGCTAAGGCGCCCTTCTCTGCGGGAGTTAACGCTTTACCCGTCCGTTCCTTATCGTTCAGAAATGTAATAGCCTTTTCGACTTTATCGTATGATTCTTTTGCGTTTCTGCCGCCGTAGTCCATCTGTTGATATCTTGAATTTTTATTATATTCTCCAGTTATACCAAACTCTGATAACTCTTTAAATAAGTCTTCGTATTCTTTCTCAACTTCGTCGAAAGAGTAGGCTTTAAAGAGTTCGGCTTCTCTTTCAAACCCGCCGCTGTGCCACGGGGTGTTAAATTTCTTTACCGCATCTTCATAGGCGTCTTTGTTATCATTTATGTATTTATTAAGATCTGCCTCCGACTCCTCATCCATCAAATCAAGCCCTGCTTGTCTGGACTCGTTTAACTTATCGAGGGCTTCTTTTTCAACGCCATAAGTTTCTGCAAGAGTGTTTTTAATGGAGTCGAGCTCTTTAGCCTTTGTAGCCTCGTCCTTCTCGCTATCCATTATCTCAATGTACTTATTTTTAAGGTCTTCTATTTGCTTTTTCTGATCTTCGTATGCTTTAGAAGCTTCGACAGCTTTCTTTCTAGCTTCCTCTTGGGCATTGACAAGATTAGCAATTCCTGATATAATAGCACTGAGAGCTATACTTACACCGAATGAAATAGCAGCGTTGAGCGCGGCAGATGCTGCTGTAAGAGCTATAGTTTTTACCTTAGCAGCGACCAACTGTACTCCATATTCTATTACACCTGCCTTTGCTCCGTTAAGCCCGTTTATGTACGAACCGAAACGCTTGTTCGTTATACTTATCTGCTCTGCAAGGTTTTTCTGGGCAGCCGTTTGTACGTTAGTTCTGTCTCCGAGCGCATTGTAACTTTCTACGAGTTTCTTAACATTGGAGAGTCCTGATGTTCCTCCGTATGTAGCGTCAAAAGCATCCGCTACTGTCATTTTGGCTGTATCACTCATAGCCGCAAGCGTAGTCATCGAATCCGCTAGGGCATCCGACTCCTCTCTGACCTTTGAAAGGAATTTTGTGTATGACTCGGATCCTAATGAATCAGTTCCACTCTGTAGAGCATTGAACCCTTCTACAAGAGTTTTAAGTTTATCCGTATTAGATGCAAGATCGACATCTTTCTTGTTATAATTTCCAAACACAGAAAAGCCTTTGTTTAGCTTTATATTATTTTCATCAACAGTAAACACCATTTGTTTTGAAAGGGGTGATAAAAATGTGTACGGACATATTTTATTATTGTAAAAAATGCGCCAGAGTGAAAGATTTTTGGAGTTGGCAATCAGATATTCAATGCGAGACCTGTCATGTGGATATGATATCAACCGGAATAGACGCCTCTAAAATAGTCGGAGAAGAAGATCGTCGTATGAGAGAATATATTGCCGAAGAAATAGCGCGCAAAAATCCCGAATATGATCCTGCTCTTGAAGCTGAACGAAAAGAAAAAGATGCTGCGAGCCTGCACGCTATGTGCGTAACGGAAGCCACTGCCAATAGATACATTCCTAAATGTCCTACTTGCGGTTCTCCTAAAATCCATAAAATCTCTACTGCTTCAAAAGTTGCATCAGTTGCTTTGGTTGGTATCTTTTCGAGAAAAGTCCACAAGCAATGGCATTGCGACAATTGCGGCAGTGAGTGGTAATTTCTAACTAATATCACCCTCGTTAGAAGAGGGCAAAACTCATACTAGGGCGGGATATTTCCGTCCTTTTTTTGCTTGTTTGGAACTGCGGTGTATATTACCGCTCTCATGCGTTACCATGAGTCTGACTGTCTATTAACTCCGTTGCGAGTCCAACTCTTACAGTCGATGAGCCTTCCTTGCTTTTGCAAGGCTTGGTTGCTGATCTGACATTTTCGCTTATGCGACAGACCTTAGCACGCAGTTATACAAAACCACGCTTTTATCTCAGCTTAGTCCATCTCCACTGTTGTTTCCGAATTTCTTCACCATTTAGGTCGTGGAGCTTTAGCCATTCCCAGCAGTTTGGGTTGGTCTATTTTAAATGCGTCTGCCCTATATAGTTTATGCAACGCTATATAAGGTGGCGTGTTTACAATGTTCACCTACATTTTGTGTTAGTGTTTTAAAGCCTGATATTCCGGCTATGATTGCAGGTATTATACCATTTATCTGTTCGAGAGATTTTATGCCTCCGTCCAGTATGTCGAGAATTGCTGTTCCTGAGTCTAAGAGAGTTTTCAAGAACCCAGAATCTATTATCGTGTTAGACAGCTCTTGGAATGACGTCTCTATGCGATTAAGTTTACCCTGGACGCTCTCTAATTGCTTTTCGTTTTCTTTCAGCGCAGAGCCTGACGAATCGTTGGCTGATGTATTCATAGCGCTTTCTGCTACTTTGAAGTTCTTGATAAGAGATGTTATTACGTTGCCGTTCCTCTTACCGCCTATCAATTCGAGAATATTTGCCGCATCGACATCCGACAAATCATCCCATACTACCGCAAGCTCTTTAAGAATTTGATATGTACTCTTAAATGTTGTGGGGTCGAGCATAATGTCAACACGACTGCCAGTGAGTTGTAATATTTCAGACCGCAACTCTGACACACTATTTGCCATTCCGTCAGTTTCTTCTCCAGCGGCTTCTGCGTCTGTCTTAGCTGCTCTAAGATACATGGAAATCGTTTTCAAGGCTGTACCGACAGAATCCGGATCTTGTATAACGCTGTTCGCAGCGGTTATAAGACCTATGCTTTCATCGAGAGTATTACCAGCCGTGGCTAATGATGATGCTGATCTTTTAAGAGCTTCTCCGATGCCTTGCGAGGAAATAGCAAAATTATTGCCCACCTCGTTGAATTTATCAACAATCGACATTGGGCTGTTTTCGTATTCACTGAATGCCTTTACAGTAGAGATAATAGACTCTGAAGCCTCTGAAATGTCTTGGATGCCGTCACCAACATTCTTATACACGTTTGCTGCGTCTGCATACTCAGAAGCGGTGTCAATATCGTATCCGAGTCGTGCGAAGTCTGCTGTCGAAGATACTACATCCGTTATTGTTGCTCCAAGTTTTTTTGCTCTCGTTGAAGCACCGTCCAAGAATTTAGCGTAGGCTTTGTCGGTTTCGTCTGTTACTTTCTTCAGTTCAGTCATAGCTGTGTCTATGTCTATAACATTAGTAATCATTTGTTTTGCCGAGCGAATCGCATACATCGTTATCTGTGAAATACTGAACCATGCTGAAAATTTGGCAAACATATTTTTAACCTTAGTTCCAACGCTTGTGGCGGCTTCTCCTGCTGCCTTGATAGACTCTTCAGCCTTTTTGGCTGCTAAAGCTATATTAGAATAACTAGTCGAAAAATCACTCAGCGAGATCTGCCCGCTCATTCTTTTCGACTGAAGTTCTGCAAGCTGGTCGTAAAGTCTTCCAAGCTGATCATATGATTCTTTTGACTTGCTGTTGAAACCAGAAGCTTTGGTATATTTGTTTTGCATTTTTTGAAGGCTTGACATAAGGGTTGTGATTTTCTTTATGTCCCTCTGTATTACACCAGAACTGCCTCCGGTTGATTGGCTTAGTTTGCCGAAATTATCTTTAGCAACAGCGACGTTATGACTTAATTTGGTAATTTCTCGGCTGTATGTATCTACTGTCATTTCGCCGGTTGCTAGTTTTTTATCAAGAGCGTCTATTTCTTGACGGAGACTTTTAAATTCATCGTAAGATGCTTTGTACTCAGATATTCCTGTTGTCGATGCGACCCCGTCGTCTGCGACTTTCCTTAAATTTAATAGATCTTTCAAAGCCTTAGTTGTGGCTAGTATTTCTTTTGTGGTTGCTCCTTCGCCTGCAAACAATCTAACTGATTTAGAAGCCTTTCCATAAGACCCGGAGACTTTGGCGTTTGTCGTGACTTCTGCCAGCAACGCCTTCGCTTTAGCTACTTCTTTATTAAAATCAGAATACCCGATAGTTCCGCTTTTTATCGCCCTTTCAAGCTCTATCATACGGGTCTCTTGCTCTTTAATAACCGTGTTTGCTTCCGTTCCGTCTTTCGCTGTGTTATCTTTTACCTTAGCGATTTGCGTCTTTACGCTATAAACCTTCTCAAGAGCAGAGTAGTATTCCTTAGTCTCTGCTTGGATGTTGAACTCGTTGTTCGTTAATCCAGAGGCTTTCGATGCCAGGTTTATCTTTGACGCTACATTATCGGCCTTTGTGATAACTTGCGAGAACTCTTCATAGGAAGCCTTGCCCCCCTCTAAAGACCTTCTCAAAGAGTTGAGAGATGCTATTGTTTCTTCTACTTCTGCTTGACTTGTTTTCCCGAGCGATGCTATTGATCCTTCTATTTCTGCCTGGCTTGCTTTTCCGAGCGAAGAACTTTTATCCCAAAGCCCTATCAAAGACGATAAAGACTTATTTATCTTTGTTATCGCATTTTGGGCTTCCGCTGAGTCAGCTTTTATCGCTTTGGCTTGAGAATTACTGCCTTTAGGTTTTACAGGTTCACTTTTTGTGTTGCTACTGTTAGATGTTGCTGCTGATTTAGACACTTTAACGGAAACCTTTGCAGCGTCTGTGACCTTTTGAAGTTCTTGTTTTATTGCTTTGATGGAAGAGTCATCTATCTCTACTTTAATAGGCATTGGTTTGCTATTAATTGACGATATTATGCTCTCAAGCTGTTCTTTTATGAGTTTGCCAGATTCTCCATCAACGGAGCCACCGCCAGCCACTCCAAACAAAAGCTCTACGTCTGGATTTTTTTGTCCTGCCATTTAACCACCTTCCTTTATAAATAAAGGACGGGGTTGGCGACCCCATCCACTTAGTTGTATTCGTCTGATAAAATAATTGCATCAACATCTTTATATGTTCTCTTAATGAGGCTTGCTGCCGATTGCATAAATCCAAGTTCATCTCTTTTTCTTTTTGCACGAATTTCTTTACCGTTATTATGACCTTCCCAAACACCTCTCGGAGTGATTTTTGATTTGAGTTCATATCCGTTATTAAAGAGTGCAACTATGTTGTTTATTCCATCGCCAGTTCTGTTGCCGTTCGGCAGTAACAGCGAATTCCTGCTTAAATCATCTTCGGATGAGAAATATATATATACTACTCCATACGCTTTACCGTTTCTCATAACTATTGATGGCTCTGAGGCTTTTAGTGAGTTGAAGTGCTCTTGTATACTTTGATTGCTTTCAGTAAATCCAATCCGTCTGCTCGCCGTGTCTTTCAAAACTTGAATAAACATATTTGCTACTTTGATCATTCTTTCTCTCTCTGCGCCTTCATTTTTTACTGCGTCTGCGACAGCCTCGTTGACTATTTCTTTTCCTCTTTTGGTCTTTGCCCAAGAAGATATTTTTACATTTAGCTTATCAGCCGTTATATTTACATTCAATTTACATCAACCGTTTCGTCGCTCTTGTCCAGCATCACTTTAGAATATGCCTTAACCAACTTTTCTTCGTCTATCTTTCCATTAGATGAGGCTGAGAGCAATGCTTTTACATCTTTGATATCAAAACCGTTCATAATGTCTTGAGTGCTATTTGCGATATTTTCAAACAAAAGAGAGATTTTATCAAGTTCTTTTTCAATATCGCGTTCTGCTATACGCTTTCTCTCCTCTACAGATGCCCTTATATTACTTACGAGATTGTTGTACTGATCTATATTTACATTTATTTCTATAGTCGGTATTAAGCACTCTGCCGAAATCACCGCGTACTTTTCAGAAATATCCTCAGGCAATTCTAAATTAGTGTATGTTTCAACCGTTAAGATAGCGGTTGCTATGTCTCCGACAATGGGGGAATAGTTGCCTTGTGGAAAGTACGCCTCCGTAGCAGACTCAACAAACGCTATTGCCTCGTCCAGAGTTAAATACTCCTTAACCTTAAAGGCGAGAGGGGTGTGCTTTGTTTCTTCCGGACATACTGCATCTCTATATTCGTTAACTGCGTTTAACGAACACTCAATAATTTCTCTGTCAATAGTTATCTTTTCCATACTTATCTCCTTTAATTCCGTTGCTCTCATTCTTTTCAGAGAGCCTTTTCTTTTCTTCTCGTCTTCGACGCTTGCATTCCTCATACTCAATCCAGCCGCCGAACTTTTTTACATATGTAATCCATTTGTAATCTATAGACGGGAAAACGTACCAAAAAAGTTTTCTTTTCAGATTTGCTACATTATCGGGACAACCTTTTGTGTCAATCACCTCTTCATATCCGTCTTTATATAATATATAAAAATCTGCAACATACTTAATTGGTAATACGGTCTTCCCATTACGTTTAAATTTAGGTTGTAGCTCGTAAGGTTTCTGAAGTTCAAACTTAACGATTTCACCGCTATTAAACTTAGGACAAATAACGTCTCTGTAATATTTCATTTCCAGTTCCGAATCGAAAACAATTCCTTCATAAGTTCTTTTGTCCTTATTGTCGCTGACGTTAAACTTGCTCCTTTGCAATTCTACACACCCCACTGAACGTTATTGAAAAACGAGCCACACCCATAAGGTGCGGCTCAATTATTATTAACGATATTTCTTTTTCGATTTAGGCTTGACCTCTGTCTTCAAAGTCGATGTTGGTTCAGAAACATCGCCTACCGCAACAGGTTCGTCAGACACGTTCGTAGACTCAGGATCGACAATAGGATCTTTATCTACTATGATATTTTCTTCCGAAACGGGCTTTACAGAAGGCTCACCTCTTGATTCAAGAACTTTCGCGAAATAAATTGTACCGCACTCAGGAGAGCAAGCTACCTCTTGCCACCTAAAGCTGATATCTGTTCTGTGAGTGTGACAAGGAGTGTACTCTTTACCACATACTCTACACTTTTTAGTTTCGGTCATATATGTTTGCCTTTCTTGTTATTGTTTATTCTTTATCTGCAATATTCTCACCGAATATTGTGTAACTCCACAGCTTACCGCCTGCGCCACAAGCACCAGCCAGAGCCTCTGCCTCGAATGCGTGAGTTGTCTGATCGTCGCCAAATGCCTGCTCAAACTCGCCGCTGAAGTCAGCCTTGGGGATGTAATACTGCACGCGATATACGTTTCCGCACTTGTCTTCTGCGAGAGCGTTTACATACATTGTACACTGCTTTGAATAAACATCGCTGAGATTTTCGAGAACAGGAGCAGCAACCTTTCTCTTATACTTAACTACGATTTCTGTATTGTCAGGAACTTCACCTGTATTAAAAGCGATTGCCTTTGTGCCGGGTGTGTATGTAAACTTGCCAGCTTTAACTTCTGAATCCTGCTCGATCTTCTTATAAGCAATTTCGTTCTTGTCCTTGACGTAAATGACACCGATTTCATTGCCAGTCGTGCCTACAGCCTTATACTTTGTAGTTGCAGCGTCTGAACTAACCGTGAGAGTCTCTGTCCAAAGAATCTCTGTGTCCTTCTCGGTAAAATCGCTACCTGTCTGGAGTTCAAGCAGACCTGATGATACGAGACCGCTCGTGCCTGATACTGTAACTGCCTTATTTCTCTTGAGCGATGTAATCTTTCTGCCACCCTTACCAGTAACATCGTTCTTATCTTGTGTCTGGCTGATTGTAGCATCCTGAAGCTCATCAAGAGTAAACAGATAGTCGCCCGTGATAAGACCAAACAGATCAATCGTTTCAATGCCTGTAATAGCTAAATCGTCTATACGCATTTTAATTCCTCCTATTTTATTAATGGACGAGCCAATTCAGCTCGTCTTGCTTTAATTTTTTTGTATCTAAATTGCCAGTGTAAACCCCTAGCATTTTGTTGTTAAAATCAACTTTGTGAATGATTTGTTGCACAGATTCGTTAAACTGGTATATCGACAAAGATTTCACTTGGTCGTAGTTGTACTTGAATTCCTGTGTATTAACCATCGCAACTATTAAAGGCTCTATCTGCGAATCTTGTTTTTTGTTTTTATTTCGCATAGCCTTTGTTTTTGCCCTTTCGAGCATATAATCTCTCGCTTCTTTATTACCTGGCTTTCGCCTATTTTTCTTTAAGTGGTGGATTTTCCTAAGAGCCTCAGAAATTCCAGACGCTATTTTCTTATCTATAGTAATGTCTTTCTCCGGGTTGTATAAGACCAACGAACTGTCTATAATTCTCCTTCCGACTTCGAATTTGGATATATCTAAATCTCCAAAAATCAAATGCGTGTCCTGCTCTTTAATGCTATAGAACATCCTTAGGAATAGGTCATACTCTGAGATCTCTGCGAAGTCAATTCCCATTTCATCTAACGGAACCATAAGGTCTATTGGCATTGATGTCAGAAGTGACACCTGATTGAAATACGCTCCTTCATCTTCTAAGACTTCGCCAACTGTGGGTATTTGTATAGATATCCCGTCAATTAGAGGTATTTCGGACTTATATAAGATGTTCTCAAACATTATTCACCCAATCTTCTATTCTTAGGAATAGGTGTTTTTGGGTTGTACACCTTGCTAAAATCCGTAGCATTAAATGTCATAACCTTGCCAACCCAGTCGGTCAACGGGGCATATCTTGCTACCGACTCAAGATCCAGTTGTCCGAGCCCGTAATATCTACTGCCGTTGATTGTCTTAGCAATTTCAGAACATAGTGCGTCCACTCTAATACCGCCCTCTGGAAGTCGTAGTTTACTACTATGACTAAATACCCAAATTTTTATCGTAGGTAAAAGGAATGTTTTATTCAAAGATTTTTGTATATCAACATCAAAGCATATAAACACTTTCCCGTGTTCCGCAGTGTATGGTATATATTCCGCAGGGAACACAACATCATAGGCTAATGATTTGGCTGTTTCTAAAGTGGCGTCTTCATCTATGAGTTTGACAATAGTCTCGTTTGTCAGCAAATCTTTCATTAACTGATTTTTATAATCGAATAATTCTTGCAAATTCATTACAGCCACACCTTCTTTCCTTCTTGTGTCGTATTGTCATCGGGATTTATCGAAACGCCATGATCTCGGTCTGCGTTTACTCTCTCTTCGTCAGGGAAGTATTTGTAATAGTCTGCAACGCCCAATGGTATATTGTCGTTATCAGTCGTTGCAACTTCCTGCAATACAAAGCAATATACACCGTCGTTGTTATATACCCAACCCACCTTGAGCGGTTTTGTTAATAAATAGGCTAAACGTCCTTTACCATCAGGATCGTCTATTATGAAGCGACTTTCTCTATTAAACTTAACCGTATTTTCATTTCTTGATATTGTCATCGAAATTCTTGAGTCTCCTCGCGACACAACGAATGAACGGTCTTCCATCTCGCCTGTAAGATATTTCGTCCCGTCTTCGATTACACACCATTGTTCGTGTATCACAGCATTATCATCTATCCATCTTAACAGATAGTTACACTGTAACATCTTCGCTCTGGTGTATATTTCATCATGCGCGTCTCTTTCCTTCACAATCCAGTGGTAGTTTGCCCACTCAATCATTGCCCCGCACTTGATATCTTCTCCGACGGTGGAGATAATTGTTTTTTCGTTTAAGTTATCAGAGTCTATTATTGTTGCCTGTCTCTCAACGTCATCTATAATCACATTTTGAAAAGACAGACTTTCTTTGTTTCTATTCTTTAAGCGGCGCTGTGCGTTCTTTTTTGTTTCGTCTCTTCGAGTTGTGCCGCTAATTTCTATTCTCGATGAGTATTTATCCCACACGCTCATTTGATACGCTCCGTTCCTGCGTAAGTCTTGTCAAATCTTTCTATAATAGATATAGCCCTAAAGACTTCTCGCTTAACATCTCTTATTGGAGTTGCTGGATTGCTGATTAAGTATTGTAGAATACCTGAGAGCACGACTGGTGTCGCATCACCTTGGGTATTAATTATCAAATCATTAAACCCGAGCATCTCTGACTGCAAGCTCTTCATATACACATTTCTTGATGTTTCGTCATTTTCAAACATCGGAAGTATTTTAAAAAATCTGTTTATAAGCTGCGTTGTGTAATTATGAATAACCTCATTGCTTATTTGAATATCCAATATAGTGTCCATCAAATATGCAGCTCCGTTAAGTCGTTGTGATTGTACGAATACTCTCGTATCATTTGCGTGTATCTCTTCTCGGTCTCTTTGTATAGTTCTTTAATTCTATTGAGAAGTTCAGAAGGGGAGTACATTGAAAAATCTTTTGTGTTAAGTACATTAGCGAGCAAATCTTGCTTGTACACTCTGGGCTTTAACCATTGAAAAACCATGCCTTCGCTGATAATATCGACGATCTCATCAACGTCCTCGTCTGATACGTCAATACCAAACTCTCTGGTTTCATCATTGATGGTTGATGACAGGTCATACTTACAAACCTTTCTAAACCCGGCGATAGCCCTCTTCATATACCTATCAACATTTGCAGTCCTATCTTCTTCGTTCATTTCTATAAAGTCGTATTCTGAGATTTTATCGAGAAATGCCTCTGTGAATATGTCATAAGATAACTCCATATTCCACCTCAATCTTCAACAATGAGTTTGGTGCCTAAAGCCTTTTCCAAAGCCTTAATAGTCTTGATTGAGTCGATTTTACCATCGTTGATTAGCTGACGAGCTCTATACGCTACAGAACGTTTTTTGCTATTTGACATTTCGGGTACCAGCTTAGCGATATCGTCAGGTGACATAAAGAATATGTTGTCAAAATCTTCAATCTTTACTGCCGTCTTGTAATACTGGGATACTCCAAGAAAATCTACAATCCAGTCCTCGTCAAACATAAACCAGTTGTTTTCGAAGAACTTTTTACTAGATGTCTTAGCACTTTTAAGTTCCTTAAGTTCCATATATTGTTCATCTCCGAAGCCGTCCCACTCAAACTTTTCGCCAGTCTTGTGGCTCTTGTATATAAGAGCTCCCTGGAATCCGTTGCGGACTGTTACTTCCATAGACAAGTCTATGTCTTTTGCCACAATTTTCTTTGTAGCAGGCTTTTCTTCCTGAATAGCTTCGACAGGAGCTTTTGCAATATTTGTTTTGCTCTTATCTTCAGAAACAGGAGCAGCCTTCTTTCTTGTACTTGTAGCCATTATCCTTTCCTTCCTTATAAACGCTCGCGAGGCTATAAAACCTCACGAGCGTTTATATTTGATTTTATTTATCTGTCAGATTATTCTGAAATTTCATATCTACCGATACCGGCATTGTTACCTGCTACAACGATACCCATACCATACTTCTCACCGAACAGATATTCGTTAGTGAGGTCTGCGTTTGACATAGGATCACCCGCAAGAGCAATGGGATCGCCTTCGTATACGAACTTGATAGGCTTCTGGTCGCCAGCAATGATGGTAAGCATATTGTCATCCATAACGAAGTCGTTTGTGCCTACCTTGTGTCTCTGAGGTGTTGCTACGAGAGGTGTGCCAAAGAATGTGCCATATACGCCATACTTGTAAAGGTCTTCCTTTGCTGTGTCAGCAAGAACGGACGACTTAAGGTTGCGGAGCGCCTTCTTTGTGCCTACTACAGTAGCAGTCTTACCACCAGCGGCTGCTTCAACGTGAGCAATAACGTCGAGGAGCTTATCCTCATCATAAGCGCCTGCTACGGGGAAGAATGCTGCACCGCCAAGCTGTTCTGCTGTAACTCCTGTCCAGAGTGTGTAGATGTCATTAAGAATCTGCTGTCTGAAAGAGTCAGACACCTTTGTTATCATCGTGTTGAAATCTACACGACCAGAGAGAACACGGTTGAGTTCCTCGTAGATTCTTACATATCTCATAGCTGTAGGTATAGCTATTTCTTTTGCACCGCCGAGTCTCTGACGACGAATGCCCTGTGTGCCGTTTGCAGCCTTTGAAACCACAAAGAGATCGCTATCGTCTACTCTAAAGAGATTCTGGTCGCCTTCGGCAACGTTTCTGTAATCAACAAGCTGGTTGAAATACTCGTCACCCTGTAAACCCTCTATTGTTGTTGCGCCAAGAACTGTTTCAATAAATGAGAACAGACCGGGGCACTTGCCATCACGGATTGCTCTGTAGTCCAGAGTTGTTTTGCCATTGTTAAGCTCGATAAGTCCCTTGCGGATAGATTCCTGAGCATCTTCACTTGAATACTTTTCGGTTCTGCCTCTGTAATTGTCGAGAGCGAGCTTAACCATATCGTTCATGTTAAAATCCTTCATTATAAATTCACTCCTCTCAAATTACTTAATCTTAATTACATAGTAAGTATATCTGCTTGTCTTTTCGATAGCGATTACTGTACCTACTGTAGTTGTGCTTGCTGTAGCTGTTGATACCACTGTGAGCTTTGTCTCGTCATCAGCAAGTTCTACAACGTTGCCTACTGCAATAGTTGAAGCGGCAATAAGTGCGTCTGCTGTTACCGAGAATACATTACCTGATCTAAGAACATAGCCTCTAACTTCCGTACCAGCCTCGTTCTCAAAATCGGAAAGATTATGCTTATGCTCGTCATACATTACTTCGGGGCTTGCTACAAGCGCAAGCTCTGAAAGGGGAGTGCCCTTCTTAAATTTAGTAGCCTTATATACTTCACGCTCGCCAGTTAACAGAGCGCCAATCTTTACTACGTTGCCGTTGTCGATTGCTGTTTCTGCTGAATCAGATGAGCCAGCGTAGAACTTGAAAGATACAAGATCCGCTCTCACATCTGTGCCAGACATATTGTCTGTTCTTACAACACCATGTGCCATTATAATTCCTCCTTGTTTGAATAATAAAAATGCCGCCATATGAAACGGCGGTTTGAACTTAATTGTTTAATTGTTACTTGTTTAACATTTTCTCGACAAAACCACCATACGGGGCTTCCGAGCCAGCGTCTTCGTCTATAGCCTTCTTGTCTATTACAATCCTAGGCGTAGATGCTTTAACTGAGAATTTTGTGTCCTGTTTCATATTTCTGCCTCTGATAGAGTAGCACTTATCCTCGATATCGCTTAACTCGTATTTAAAGCAGTCTTCTGCACACTCACCTTTGAGGGACTCAAAAGATTCAATGCCGTTAAGGTCTTCAAACGCACTGAACAATTCTGAAATTTTTGCGTTCATTTCATCTTTTTGAATATTAGCCTTAAATTCTTTGAGAGAATCAATTTCTGCCTTTGCTGCGTTGAGTTCCGAAGACATTGCTTCATATTTTTCATTAACAGAGTTTGCGTTATTATTAGACTCTGAAACAACATCGCTCATCTTTGCGAACACCTGTGCCGATGCGGTAGATATATCTGTGTCGCCTTCGTTGAAGTCAACTATCTGATATTTCTTACGTCTTTTTGTATCAAAGTCAATTACGGCATTATCTCCGTCTATGCTAAACTTAAATCCGTAAAGTTTCCAATCTTCGTTGTCTTCGCAGTATACTTCTGACACCGCAGCATCATAATCGACATACCAATATTGGGGACATTTACCCCATGATGTTTCAACTTCAACAGAGGCGAGCGAATCTCTCAATGACTTTTCAATATTACTGTTAAGTTCGAAAGATGAATTGTCTTCTGTGTGTTCAGCGTCGCTATCTGTCGCAACGTCTGTGGCATTATCCGTATCGACACTCTCGTTGTCTATGTGCTTCTCTATAATTGCTTCTTCATTTGTGTTTGTAATGTTTTCCAATGTATCACATCCTCCTTTCGTGTCGTTATCTTTTATATTGTCAACCTCGAAAGAGGTGTCAATCATTTTATTTGCTTCTTCCTTTAATTCTCGTAACATCATCGAAAATTCCTCCGAGAACTCTTTCTTATTGAACACGAGTGCGGCTGACTCAAAGCAAGGCTCTACTCCAATTAAACAGAGAGCCGTGAATTCGAAGTCGTTTATATGCCAGACTCCATTTTCATCACTATCCTCTTTAACGGTTATTTCCATACTTTGTGCTGTTATCCCGTCTTCCTTTATTTTCTTATAAGCCTCTTGCCTTTTCCAGAGAAGTACGTCAACACAAAGGTACTCGTTGTTCGTCCCATCCTCTTCCGTAACTGTCTCCCATGAATATTCTGCACTCTCAGGAACAACCCCAATAGGCTGTGTCACGTTGACGAGTTTTATGCCGTCGTCTAACTTTACGAGTTCCACATCGTGTCCGCCGAGAGAGTCTGTGTCTCTATTATAATTACATACAACCGGGACATTGTAAATTGATTTTATACATTTTTCGAATGTATCTTTAGATATATAGCTTCCATTTCTGTTGAGTCCTGGATATGCCACCCGTATTTTTGCAGAATCAAAAGACGAATTGTTCTCACAAATATTGCTTATTGATGATGTGTACGTCAATGTTACTATCTTCATTCACACACACCCTTAAAATGTTAGAGAATTGGTTAAAATGTAGTCCCCCGAAATTGACTCTGCTATGCTAAAGTTTGCCTGCTTTTTATTTCTAAAGACGAATAAAGATTTTACTAAATCTTCTTTAACCAGTTCAAATCCATTGTTTACTAACGCATTCTTATCTTCTATGTCGAAAACATAGATAAACTTCTTCATTTATTCTCACGCATCCTCTTGATTTTGTTCCCCGCTCTCAGAGATTTCACCTACTCCTTTTGTCGGAGCGCCGCCTTCATCCGTCGCCCCTCTACTTTCATCAAGCATTTCTGCACTAGTATTGCTTGAACTGAGTAGCGGGACTAGTTTTGTTTTAATACCTATCACGTCGTTTTCAAGGAAGTTCATTGAATCAAAGTCTTCCTGGCTCAACCCTTGAGACGCACAATAGGCAGATACCATCGGCATACCAAACTGACACGCCTTTAAATACTGAGCTCCCATCTCATTACGATTGTATGGGCTAACATCCAGGAACGTCACTTTAAAGTTCTTTCCTTCGGTTCTAGATTGAATATATCTATTCACCATATCTTCAATACTTCTGACTATTCCAAAAGTTATAGCCTGGTCTGCTTTAATTGATAATAGTAATGCGTTTGCGGACGCTTTTTCGTTATTGAATAGCAGCGATGACACACCGGCTGCTGTAAACAGATTCTGTTCCGCTTCAGCGACGTTATCGACATCTCCAGTATTTGATTTTTCAAAACTGATTTTGCTTAACGGCATTGGCGTCATGACCGATCCTATCTCTTCTGGAAGAACCGAATCAAGATTGCTCCAGAAATCTCTTGCCTTGCCTTCATCTATCAGCCAGTTGCCTTCATCGTCCATCGGCAGCGTCATGGCTACCATGGCGTAGTTTTCTAAAGCAGTCTTAGTTGCTTTTAATTGTTTGTAGTCTTCGATATCGTATATTTCTCTTAGTATTCCAGCAAATGGGGGTAGAGGGTAGTCCAAAATGTCGTTGTTGCATTTTATCGCAAATGATGTGGGTGCATCGAGGTCTATCCACTTATTCATTCTTGACTTCTGGTAAATGCTGTACTTCGTCTGGAACTCTTTGGGATAGAAATTTAACATATTGCTATGCGAGTCAAAGTAAGAGAAATTAAAAGTCACATTTAATACATTGCCTTCTATTGACTGTATTGAACAATAGTCACTAGGAAGTTGTTGAATTGTAATATTGTTATCACTAACCCACATTGTTCCATAAAACACGTCTTCTCTTAAACATACCGAGAGTATCTTGGGAAACTGAGACCTAACATTCATAGACGAGATAATATTTAAAACCTTACGGTAGTTTCTACCCAGTGTTGTTGCATTCTGCTTCTGAGGGTCAATCTTGTACGGAGATATGATGTAAGATAAATCAGAAAGCCCAACAAAATATTGGATGAGTCTTCTAAAGTGGGGGCTTGCTCCATAAATATATACAATGGCTTCTCTGAGCTGCTTCTCGTATGTATAGGGGTTCTCCAGATATGTGGCAATCTCGTCTTTGCTATATCGTGAGAAAGTTGGCGTCGTAGTATTGTTATTTAAATCTCTTGTTATGAGTTTGTTTATTTGTGCGAACCTGCCAGATATCCCAATGTACCCCTTAGGCGCATTTGAAAATGATTTTTCAACGCCCTCAATATTTGCTTCGTTATTTGTTTTCTCCATATTCACCCCCTAAACTACCACCGCGACTTGGCTCTAGGTGGTCTAATTATAAATAAGTCGTCAACGGCGCTCGTGCTCTGTTTACGACTTTTCTTTTGTTCTATTTGCATTGCTACATAATAGTTATAAGACAGACTTGAATAGCGGTCTTTTCGCTTACCTGCTTTCTCCGATATCTTTATCTTGCCACTGGATTCTTCATGTTCAAGATTGGTTAGTTCATCTACCAGTAGTGTAGTGTTTATATATGGTAGTTGTAATTTTAATTTGTCGGAAGGTGACAAAGAAGCATATCCTTTTATATCGGAAAGCGCTTCCTCTGCGTCATACTCGTTTATTAATAATCGTATTCGCCCACTTCTAAAGCCTTCTCTAAGAAGGAACGCGCTGTCCGAGTTGAACGATGCAGACGCCTTTATAGCCCATATAACCTTATCCGCTCCAGTGACTGTGCATCGCGACGCCATTTCTGTGTTGTTACAGCACGAAAGGGCAGGGTACACCTCTCCAGTTTCTGGGTCAACTATATCTCTAGCAAGAGAGTCGAAAACTCCTAGCCCTATGCCATTAGCGTCAAGTACGATGTAATCGCACATGAATTCATCATAGAGTTTTCTTATCATTAAAGCCTGGTCGTCTGTCCTCAAGCCTTCGCAAGCGTCTGTATATACAATGTTACTAGTATATCTGCCTGCTTTCGTCGGCAACATCTGATTTATAAATATCGCAGTTGCGTCGTTATTGTTTTTTTTGCTCGACATAAGAGCAATATCCGCCGATAGAATACGAATTTCTCCATTTTGCTTTTGAGAAATTTTAACTAAGGCAGAATTGCCTATTTTATTTGATAGTTTGTCTGGTAACATAGGGTACTTGATACGACGGTTCTTTGAAATTGAATTAAAATCAAAGAATGCGTCTTCTCCCGAGCCGTACCACATCGCGAGCATTTCCATGCTCCATTTTACTTCGCTAAACCTATTGTTTATAATCCTAATTTATATCATCTATATGAATACGCCACTTATACCCCGGCGGATTTTTGTCGTCCTTTACACGCCTTAGATATTGATGAGTTATCTATCCCGATCTCATTCGCAGCATCTTTCGCGGACGCAAATGTTTTTATGAAATCGTTGTTTAAAGTGAGCATATCAATCGGGTTTGAGAAGTGATACCAATATACCTCTTACCATTTTCTAAATTAGTATGTGCATATACGCACCACGATTTATTCATCAGCCAATCACCCCTCTGTTTTGATATAAACTAGAATATTGCTTTGGCTTTCGCCAAAGAGTGGACTATATCTTCGTCCATGCGGACGCCCACCACTTCGAACTACCTGTTGTTTGCAGTCCTACTCCCTCGCGGGATAGTCTCTGAACCTTTTCCTGTTCGGAACTTGGCTGCTGATTGCCCATTCATAGCATTTAGGGTTTAACCATGTGCCATCTGTCTGTTTCTTTCTACTTTCGTAACCATCGCGCCTGTGCATTTCATCACTACGTTGTGGTACAGATAGCTTTAGGGGTTTCCAGCAATTCAATGGGTTATTACTATCACATTTCTGTGATAGTGGACTATAGCTAATCCGACTCGCTCATTTCGTCCGCAACGGACTCTGGGTCGAGCAAGCCTTCTTCGATAGAAAGCTGATACGGGAATCCGCATATAAACTGCTTCTTCTCGTCATATATCATAGCTTTGAATGTATCTACGCATTTCAAATAAGACCAATGATCTTTAAAATACCTTTTGATTATGATTTTCTTCGATTGTTGCTTTGTACTTTCATATTCACCCATCTACAGTTACTAGGAGTGTAATCGCCATTTGGATTGGTACGGTCTATCGTGCAGTCACCTCTGGCGGCGGATTCGTCGTATCCAGAGCTCTCTGCCCATTCTTTGAAGGAAATGTACGAATGCCTCCAATCTTCACACACGGACACGCCTCTTCCGCCATATAAATAATACGATATGTGGTTTTTATCCCTGCATCTTTCGTTCATTCCTATCCAAATTCTGTACAAACGTGTTCGATGATTGGCTCCGCCTTCTCCGTGCGTTTTGTGTATTACCGATGTTGCTTCCTTTCTATAGCAACCACAGGACGTCGTTGCGCCGCTTCTTAGATTGCTTTGAGTTACAGTAACATATTTGCCACAAGAGCATCTGCAAAACCACCTACGCTTAGTCCCACTTTTGGTGATATACGGCGATGCCTCTGAAATCACTGTCAATCTGCCGTATTTCTCACCTATCAAATTTAACTTCATCGTTCGTACCTCTCATCATAATCTATAATACCTCCTGTTTCCAGGCGGAGTGGACTATATCTTCGTCCGTTCTGGACGCCCACCGCTGTCTATGTCAATTATTCATAGCTCTTAGTCTCTGAACCTTCCTCTGTTCGAGGCTTGGCTGCTGATTGCCCAATTCTTATAATTTTCTACCGTCACGCTTGTGCGTTTCATCACTACGTTGTGGCTATAAGACTCTAAGGGGTTCCCAGCAATTCAATGGATTTTATTTCGCGCATTCCTGCTCGAATAGCCTATTTTATTAAGCTGAACTTAACCACATTGTCAAATTCTTTTCCTTAGCCCACTCAGTCTTTTTCTCGGCGTCTGTGAGTTCGTTATACTGAGGCATACGTCTCAGCGTTAAGAATTTCTTCAATACGGTGTCAATTGTGTCTTTTGAAATTAGTCGATACTCGTCTAACAGCAATACGTTACAGCGATTACCTCTGCTGTTATCGCTTGCTGTTACGACTTTAATAACGCTCGTATTTTTAAACTTTATATAAGCGTTAGTTCCATTCATCTTTACATCTTCAATCTCTGCTCTTAACTCAGGCGAGTTTGGCATCAATTGATTTGTAATCTTCTCTAGAACATTTATTGCCTGTCCTCTAGTCCCCGACGCAATGCAAATTTGCGTGCCGGGATATAAAATAGCCCTTGTAACTGTATATATCGCACTAATATAGGTTTTACCTATACCACGACAAGCTACAAGGACGAAAGTTGTACACCAGAACATCATCACAATGAGTATCTTTTGAAATAGTCTTAGCTTTATATGTAGATAGTCATTTACAAACCGTTCTGGATTATTTCTGTAGTATGAGCCCCAATATGCAGCTCCGTTAAGTATCTTTTCAGTTCTTATCATCGTCATCACCAGCCGAATAAGATTCTATTAGCAAATCTTCTTCATCTCCGTCATATTCTGGCTTCTCGACCTTAAGACGATTGATTTCATCTTCGTACATTTTGGTGTATCCATTCTTTACGCCAAGCATTTTACAAAGATGTCCCATCCAGGTGAAAATATACTTTTTGATTTTGTTTACATCTTTCAGGTCTTCGTCGATCTCCGGCAAAGGCTTTTGATTTTCGTATTTCCACAGCCAAACACCGAGAGGAGTATTTGCCATCTCTGTGTCTAAATCATCTATCTTGCTCTTTTGAGCGGGCTTGAGATTAAGACTGCCAACCAGTGTGTTTAAAGAGTTTACCATTTTGTCTATTGAGCCACCCGCAGCGCTTGTTTTGGCGATGGTAATATCGAGGTTGCATATTTGGCGTATGAGGATTTCCGCCCCTATGTCGATATCGTTATCGTTAGGTAGCCTCGACATATAATACTCTCGTCTCTGCTCAAGTTCTTTATACATTGAATTCGGATACCCAGTACCCCAGAACGCAATAACTTCGTCTGTTGGTATGTATTGTTCCTCTTCTTCTTGTAAATCCTGAACCGTTTCTTGAACAGATGGCTTGTCTATTTCTTCTTTTGTTTCCTTTGTTTCGTTTCCATTCGGAAATAGCCATAAAGAATTTTCTTCTCTCAAAGTATCGTCGTAGCTCTTACCTGCAAATGTAGCTGCGTTAAGCCTTGTCATATATGCTGTCATAGCTGAATACATAGAAGATCGTTTTTCTATGGAATCGTAAATTTTTGGATCCCAATACAAATCCAATTTTCTACACATTTGCCGGACGGATAATTTTGGGTTCTTGCTCTCTTCAAGAAAGTTGTTGTACAATTTGTCTACACAATCCTTACATATAGGTAGATAGGCGGTGCCTCTGTAGAAATCAGCATAACTCACGGAAAAATATCCTCTTTGCTTTGGATAAACTCTACCACACCTTCCGCAAGTACATTCAGTTCCCTTGTAAGTCTTGTTTCCCATTTCCATAGCCATAATTAATCATCCTCGTTTACGCCGCTGTCGTCGTCAACAAAGTTATCGTCGAAATCGTCATCTGTGCTATCTTGTTCTTCATACTCACAATCAAAATCTTCATCCTTTGTTATGGGAGGCAACGAGATATCTCTGTCTCTCACTGAGAGATCATATGTTATTGCCGCCATACGGAGCTTATTGCCAAAAGAAAATTTAGGAACATATCTTTCTTTAACATCTACAAGACCGTCCGTTCCTGGAAGTTTAGTTTTCCTTGCCGCTCTAAGCCTTAACCCAAACGTTCCAAATCCGTGTAAATATATTTCTTCGCCCCTCTTCATAGCATCTTCCACTACTTGAAGAAAGGCTTCTATTACAGCAGACACGTCATTCTTATTATACATAACCGTCTTATCAGACTTTCTTACGAAGAAATCTTTGTGATTTCCCTCGTCGTCTGTAATATGAAAAGTCTGTTTCGGAAATGAAACAGGTTTACGAACATCGTTCTGCTTTAACGCTTCGACAACTAACGTTATCGCATCCTTTTTTGTCATTTTAATATCCTTTCATTCTATCCGATTATAGTTCAGATAAGTCTTTCTTTTTTGGAGCAACAATCCCATCCTCATTGAAGTACATTCCTATCTGTTCATCGGCATCTATGTCTGTGTACACCTTACACATATCGGCTGATTCCCAACCGACTATCTGTGTGATTACATTGTCTGGTATTCCTGCTCTTGCCAAGTTGGTTGTAAATAGATGTCTCAGCGAATGCCAGTAAAAGTCACGTCCAGTTAATGTCGTGAATGACACAGCCCAACTGTTGACCGTTGGAATCCCAATGTGCCCTTCCGTTCCGTCTCCAGCAGGAAACAGCCACTCACTGTCTATCTTTAATTTCTTTCTTTCTTCTATCCATAAATCTAAGTACGGTTTAAACTTCTTTGCAAGTGTGTAACAATTGATGTATTTGCCGCCTGCCTGCCCTTTAGTTTTAATTGGGTCGCTTTTATACAGCGAGCCTCCACACACCAAATGGTCGTCTGAAAAATCACTAACTTTAAATCTGCAAAGTTCAGCCTTTCTTCGTCCGCTGCAAATACCGAGCGCAAGAAAACAGGCTTTCTTATATTTTTTATTCTCGACTAATATATTTAAGAGAGAATCAAGTTCATCTTCGCCCCACACAGTTTTCTTTCTAACTGGTCTATTCACAGGATTTTCTACTTTATTTATAATATTTTTAAAGTTAGGATACTCGTCATCTAAAACATTACATATAAAGTTGCTAAGAGATGACAACGCAGCCTTCAGTCTCCTTACTCTTGCGGGGGAATTTTCATTATTATTTAGTAACCAATTTTGATATGCGACTATGTTTCTCTTTGTCCAATTGATAAAATAGATATTGCCAATGTTTTGCAGACACCACACCCACGCTATTTCAATATCGTTTTTATATGCGGCTATTGTTGTCTCGCTTCTTCTGACAGATTTTAAATAGTCTAAAAAATCATCTAAGAGTTGTTTATTTTCAGGATTAACTTGTTTAAGCAGCTCTTCGGACGTGATTGCGTTCATCTTTGTCTTCCTTGACATTGTGGCTTCCCCCTTTCTTTAAATTGTTTTTGATTTATGTGTTTTTACATTTTAGATGATATTCTGCGTCTACGCCCGCCTCTTGATTAACAATCAACAGTAATTGAGACGGAGTGGAAAATAATCTTTTGTCGTTAGCATAATCATCAGTTCCGCATAAAGAACCGCATATCGTAGAAGTAACACCGAACTCCTCGAAGCTCTCTCGGTGGTGCTTATCGCCAAGCACAATATATTCAACGTTCTTGTTGTATTTCTTTTGAAAAAGCGTTGATAACAGACGCGGAGATGTCTTGATGCCATCTAAGTCTCCATGTGCGGCAAGTATGTCGTGTCCGCTTGCGTTGATAAATAGAAACTCGCTCTCAGACTCAGGCACAATGAAGATATTGTTCACACCACTGAACCTTTGTTCTAACCACCAAGGTATTATACGTTCCATATTATCTCTATGGATGTTGTCTTGTTTATTGGCAACAGTTCTTGCATGATTACCATAAGTCACATACACATACGTTTCATCCACCGCAGCGCTGATATACTGGATTGTTTGTGCTAATATCTCAGACACCTGCATTAATTGATCGCACACTAGTTCCTCTGACGCTACTCTGGCACTTACATGAATCGCACCGTGTATTAAATCGCCTAACACTACAATATGTAATTTCCTACATTTGTTACGAACAATTCTATCAACTGCGGAGTCTGTTATTTCTTTAACCCTTTCTTGACATATTTTTGTGTTATACTTGTTAAACACATTGTTAGTCGTCATTCCGTAATGCCAGTCGCTCAGTACCAACACGGCTTCGTTATCCTGATCTGTGTTGCTTTCTTTCCGATGCGTATTATAATCATCATATACGAGCCCTATTGTATTATTTAGATTGTGTGCAGCCTCTATGAGTTTATCATAAAGATGTTCTTTTCTACCATCGGAACTAACTAGTTTGTTGTATTCTCTCCTTTGGTCAAAAAACTTCTGGCGTTCTCTTTTGTATTCGTCAAGTTTTTCATTGATGTTATCAATGAGTGATGAACCACCATCGTTATTCGATATAACTTTGACTGCTTCTGAGCCGATTAAATCGAGAGTCCTTCTCGACCCATACATCATTCTCCTAGCCACGTCACTCGAATATGGCTGCCCGTATACCAGTTCTGACAACTCTGTATAGTCTACATCTGCTAATGTCTTGTCTACTAACTTTCCGTAAACAAGTCTCTTATGATAATCAAAATCTGTCTCACCAGGAATACGTTCAATTATGCTCACTAGAGTACACCTCGGCATCTGTTCTGAGTTCGTTAAGATAGTTCATTACCCTGGGCGATTCTTCACAATAGTAACGATGTCTTTTTGAATTCTGTTTCATAGTTCTTACGATATGAGCATACGGAAATTTTCTTCTAATCTGTTCGCTTTCTTCTTTGTTGATAAGTATCATAATATCTTCCTTTAATTCTAATAAATGACTTTAAAAAGTCCTCTTGCAATGATGCCGCAAGATGGCTGGATGCAAAAACGAGGGGTATCCTCCCCTCGTTAAATATATCTGATTTTAGTATATATTTCTATCCATATATAGTATGGTGTGTGTGCTGCTAAAACGGCTCTGAGAGCCGTTTTAGACGACATAGTAAATTCCAACAGTAATAAAAGTAGTTTATCTCAATCTGTACACAGATTCTTTATTTTGCCTAGCCTGAACTATTTTGCTACAATCTGGGCAGTATTTTCTGGGTTTGCAAGACTTACCCTTCTTGGTTGTAATGCCGCAATTTTCGCATTCGAAAAACGCTTCTCCTTTATATTTTAAGTATTGATTTCCCAAATTCCTAAAATCGGACACTCTAATTGCCTCGCTCTTGTTGTCATCCATAAAACAAACCTTGACACTTGTGTTATCTACCTGCCTCGAAAAACTGATTAATCCTTTGTCTCTTAATTGTGAAAACAAATTACTTCTAAATTTTACCGACGCTTTTATGTTTGCCAATGCCATTATCTCTGAGTCGTTATTGTTCACCCATCCGTCTGCGTTGCTTGTAATGGATTTGAATTTAGCAATACACAAGAGTGTGAATGCCAAACGAGGTAGCGTTCTGGATTCAGTAAAGAGCTCATCTATCTTTTGCATTTCGGTTTCAGAAATGCTTATGTAATCTATAACGATGAGTTTATTCTTAGATGCCCAATTCGCTATCTTGTCAAGCCTGTCGCCCCATTCATACACCATCGCCCTTTGGTCACACTGCAAGAGAAAATTGTCTAAAAATCTCCTGACATCCTTTTTAGAGTAACCTTCTTCAAAATAATACTTAGCAATTCTGTACAATGTTTCTGTCGGCTTCTTGCCTATTGTACGTTCCTGTATTGCATTCTCTACCCATTCTCTCTCATTCAGTATAATCATATGCTATCTCCTTTTTAACATCACATTCACAAACTCTAAAACTGTCGCCGGCGTACTTGACATCTCCGTCTTCACATTTCGAGAGATATCTGATTTTAAACCCGTTGCATTCGAGCAAGTTGTTAATTATTTGCTCTCCAACCATCGTCCATACAAATAACTTCGACAAGTTCTTTTCATAGCAAATGTCGATTAAAATGTTGCACAGCGACTTCTCGTCTGGACATATTTCATCGCACTTTCTCTTAAACCACTCGTTGATGCGAGAGCGCTCTGATACAACATAGTCTTTGTCAAGCCTTTCAGTTTCTGCTCTTGCCATAAAACACCTTGTAATATCTATGTAGTCTTTATATACTCTTTTGATGTCTCTTTTCTGAGTGGGCGTGTATTCTGCGTCTGACTTTAAAATGTTATAGTCAAAATTTCTATCCGCCTTCTTCTTTGATATTATTCCATCAAATTCGCATTCGAATTTTCTACATATTTTGTTAAGTACGCACTCCGACACACCGACTGGCATTTTGTAATCATAATACTTAACAAACTCTCTCTGCCTCTCTGTTAACAGATCTCTTGGCACAGACTTTAATTCACTTACGGACATTCCGAATTCTCTCAGGCTGTTCTTTTCTGTGTTGCTTATAAATGTTGAGTATTGCTTCTTCAGTGCCGGATATATGTATGTCATGAAATAAGGCTTTTTCTCGGCAGAGATAGTTCTATATAAGTCTTTTGTGTTTTCGTCTTCAATTTTGTTTACAGAATATCTGTCATACCACACCTTTGGCATAGGTTTGCAAATGATTCCCTTCGCCTTGTCTATCGCATTCTGCTGATAGAGCTGACCACACTGAATCCTGTATGTCAGTTCCTTGTACTCATCACTCTCTTTATTGAACCGAGATCGTATTTCAAACATAGTAGTTACCCAGTTAGTGGTTTGTCCAATATCATTGCCGAAGCTCTCTATGTTCGAACGAATGAAGTCCTCCTCTGATGCAATCTTGGACTCAGCCTTTCTCTGGGCGCACATCAATGTGGGCAATGGCTGATGCTTTTTTAAGAGAATCGGGTTATCAGTTAGCATTACTATGTCTCCATCGAAATCCATCCCGTTTAATGCAGCCATTGATGTATCCCACGCGTTGAATATGGTTCCAGTTTTAATATATCTGAACCAGTAGTTAGCTTTGTCGTTGTTCACAGGCTTGACTGCTCGAATGTTAGCGTGACAGGTCATTGGCGCTCGGAAACACACTAATTTTTCAGAACCACAATTGCTCCAGTATTGGTTGTATATTTCTCCGGCTGACAGCAATCCTGTTATCGGAAGCTCGAATATAGATTGGCAAAGCGCATATGGATCTCCTAATGCAATAGAGTAATTACCATGTACATTGATGGCTCCTATTTTTGCTTGGTCAATTCTGTTATGTATCATTTGATAAATGTGGTTCTGTACATATGCGTCATTAATTAAGCTGCTGTCTATAGCTAATGCTTTTGCTACAACGTCTGAACTTCCGTTAAAGCTCTTTTCTGTCATGTGTTTCCCTTTAAGAAATAGAAGCGATTTGCGCCAGTCGCCACCGATAACATCCTTGATTTCTTCAATTGTCGGGGTTATTAATTCGTTTATATCATCGTCGTCAAGGTCAAATGATTGTATAAATTGGTAATTCAAAGCCCTCTCGTTTTCTAAGAACTCCGGGCATATCTTGGTGATGGCAAATGTATATCCGTTGTTCAGCGACTTTGCTATATAATCGTTGCAACTCTGATAACTATCCCATAACTTTACCATTGAGGTTGTGAGCACCAATTCGACGGTTCTAATATCAACCTGATTTCCCCATGCGTCAGTGACGAGATATTTACCAGCTACGTTTTCTGCGAAGTCCAGAAAATCAAATGTGAATACTGTTCCTTTCTCGAAGGAGAATCTTGTATTACATCCACTCATCGTGTAACCTAAGTTTAATTCATTGCTCCATCTCTCTGCTAAGGAAGGGAGCATGATCCCGTATCCATCTGATGCGTCAAGATGTATTTCTTGATTGGGTCTGAATTCTATAATCGGCTCCCCATCATTCTCGTCTGATATGTATGTAATGTCTGATAGAAAATCCGTTTCGCAATCGTTAACGACCAAAACTCCCTTTGGCATGGTTACTGGCGTTGATGCGCTACACGACAAACCTTTGTATGCCTCAAGTTTAGCTGGTACTAATTCTTTGGACAAATCTCTGTCATTATCTATACGTCGCTTCAGTTCGTCCGTCACTCTATCACTGGTGAATACAATTGTGCTGCTTTTTATACCACCATTCGTTCCCAGAAGTCTGCGGTACTTTATTCCGTTTATTGTGAAGCCCTGGCAGGCTTTATAATAGTCTTTTTCTTTGTCAATAACAAGAAACATATAATCAGGAATAAACTGTACTTCGTCAAGTTCTGCGTACAGCCTCTTGATTTCACGCTTATTCTGTGTGGTGTTGCCATCCTTTTTGAGCATTTTGATTTCATGACGTATTTCCCGTATTTGATACGATGTGTCTATCACACCGTTTAATTCATCAATCCATCTAAGCACCTGACTGTCAGCAAGCGCAATGAGTTCGCCGGATCTGCGAGCCTCGTCTATTGGTAACGTTAAATTCCACTTTGATTTTCTAAGGCGTGAAGTATGGACTTTCAGAATGTATTTTTGAAATGTTGCTAATTTCAGAAAAAGTCACCTCTTTCTATTTTGCTAAAATGTTGGTTAAGTATTTATTGAAATTGTTGATATTCAGTTGTAGTCTTTTATGTAATCTTGCCATGCGTCATAGTATTCATTCTTTAGACGCTCATGTTCCTCGTAGATATCTTTGTCAATCAAGTGCTCGGCAAGAGGAGTGAAAAAATCACAACCCTGTGCGTTGTAGCAGTCACTCTCACTCGTTCCATAGAAGTAGCAGTATTTGCAGTTATTCATTTGTTGTTCCTTTCTTAGTCAGATGTTGGTTGAAACGTTTTTAGTCCAATTGGTAAGTATAGTCCTCATTCGCTTGCTGGGTATGTATAACTCAATCTCCTTTCCGTCACGGATAGCACTACGCCATATCCATTGTAGCATTATAGACAGTGCATACGCGTCCTCGTCCACCTTTATTCCATTGGAAGTGTACGCCAGCTTTTCCGCGACATTCATATATATATTAACAGCGTAAGCCAGATATCGGCTTTCCCTGTATTCGTTTGTGGCTCGTGTGTTAAAAGACAAAAACGCCTTTGAGTATCCCTTACCTGTTAGTTTGTCCTTATAGGACGAGTAGGTAGACCATAATTTCTCTTTTGGCTCCGCACCTCTGTGCATATTAACGAAATAGTTGTAAAGGTTTAATTTCAATCTGCGAGTGCCTTCTATATTTTTGGCGAACCACGCCATAGATAAATTGTTTTTTTCGTCACCGACATCATTCAATTTACCATCCACTATATGTATCATATTTGAGAGGTTACTAACGTACTGAGGTACATAAACATTGTTGTTGCCAAATTGTAAGCAGCCATCTTTGAGTGTCACGTTAGTCTTTTCATAATTAAGATTGTTGAGTTTTAGATAATGTTCTAGTCCCTGACCTTCGAACAAATATGTCAAAATATACACATCTTTAAATGAAGAAATGAGATTGGGAGAAAGTGTCCAGTAGAATAGGCATTCTGTTCCATCGTCGCTGTCTATTTTATTGACCGACTGTCTTCCGAATATTTCTTTAATAGGAGAAAGCATTCCACAATCATAATTCTTTACCGCAAACTCATAAGAATTCCCGACATCTTTAATCAGCCCAGAGTTCAATAGCACCTCTATATCAGTTTTCTTTACGCTTTGTGTTTCTACCAAAGAAATGCACTCGTCCAGAAAAAGCGTATATCCTTGTTCTTGTATTTCCCGAAGCATCTCTTTCGTATACGACTTAAACGCTTGATGTGTTGAAGTGATATTCCTGCCTTGTTTTATCAGGGCGGCTGTATGCGTGCCTTTCTTGAATTCATACTGTGGTATTTGATTTGAAGGTTCAATAAAGTTTAGAGCCGGGCATTTATCTTGGATCCTTTTAGCCTCGTCCAGATATGGCGTTATGAATATGAACTTGTCGTCCGGGTGTGCATTCATGTAGTTGATAGCTGCCGTTGTATTATGCGTCACTATGAAACTGTCGGTTACATATAAATGCTTCTCGCTATCTACAAGTATGCACTGACATTCTTTGTTTCCTACATACTCTATCTTACAAATAGCACGGTTGATTCCGGTTCCGTGATTCTCTCCCTTAGAATAATCCGGCGTCTTTATTTTGACCAGATATCTAACGTTTGATTTATCCATTCCGGACTGGCTGTTCTTGCACTGCACTTTTACTCTGGCAATACCACCTAATGACTGCACTAAGAATTGAATGTCTTTTGCCAATGTTTTTGACTCTGTAAAATACTCAAATCTGTGATTAATCACGGTGTCACCGTTAACCAAAGAGTTAAGAAGTTCTCTTCGGTCGTTTTCACACGACAGTTTATAATCCATAGGGATAAATAACTCATCAGGTTGCACATCGTCCATCTTATACATTTTGAGTGCGTCCAAAACATCGTCCATACGTTCTATGCTTTTATAGTCTACAGGCGTGCTTAAAACCTTGCCAAAAGCGGAGGGTGTGGCTATTAATTCTCGCTTATCAAACTGGACAGGCTTCACGATAGGGATGTTATACTTGTATTGGACATCTCCGTTCTTCTTAATGACATACAGGTCATCAAGAAGTATTTCTTTTAACGAGCAAGTTCGGAATATTCCGCGGGTTACGTCACGAGATAACTGATAAGTCCACAGATGTTCGTCGCAGCATTCGGTATAGCTGCCATCGGTGAATGTTACCCGATATACTTTTTTGATACCTTGGGGAAATACTCCAACTACGGTATGGGGTAGACCGTCTTCTCCTATTACAGACGACCCAACGGTTACGTCATTCATGAGTATGAATCCATCGGGGGTGAGAATGGGGGATGTTAACGGTTGAGCTTTGCCGGTGCCCATTATGGCATCGCAAACTTTAATCATATATATTGCCTCCTTGTTGCTGAATAGTTGGTTGAAACAGTGGGTGAGTGATTGAAATAAAAAAAACGGAAAGATGCATCATATGAACGGAACAAAAAAAACCATTTACGGCTTTTTAAGTTGTAAAATGCAAAAATCGATGCCCCTGAGCCCAGTCGTAGAGCCGTTTGGGGAAATGCAGCCTAAAAAAGGAAAACACCTTCTTTGTTAGTATAAATTACTGGAGAGATTTGCTGTTCAGAACGGAATGGGACAGTCTAATTTTTCATCCAAAAATAGGAGTCATATTGTCTATAAATTCAAGCCTCCTCAATTGTTGCCCGTACCGCAACAATTGTCGTTAAGCAACAGTAGTAGTTTCATCCTCTCCGATAGCACTATCTATGAGATAGTTCTCGCTCACACTACCAAGATTGAGTTTAAGGTATGCTTCTGTTATTTCTTCCATCGTTATACCGATGTAGTCTAACGTTTGAGCGGGAGAGGAATGATTCATCATTTTTTGGAGAAGTAATAACTTACGACTGCTGTTACCTGACATAACCATCTGATGATAACAAAAAGTCTTTCTTAACGTATGGGTACTCATTTTGATTCCAAGATGTAAATCTTTCGCTATGCCTTTGAGTATTCTGTTCACTGAACGAGGAGTAATGGGTTCGTTTAAATACATTCCATTGTTGGATTCAGAACGGAATAAATAATCACTTAAAGATACGTTAGGTGTATTCTCAAGGTAAAGAGTTATAGCATCTACTACAGCGTTGTTGATGGTGATGTATCTGTTTTTCTTTTTCTTTCTGGTGTTTCTGGTTTTTATCTCAAATACAGGGAAAGTGTCTTTAAATACAAAGTTCTCATTAATCAAGTCAGAGAAGCGGAGCATCCTTAAATCACTTATTCGTAGTCCAAAATTGATGCCAACTATGAATAACATATTGTCTCTGAAACGTCCGTGTGTAATTAAATAACGCGATATTGCTATGATATCATCCATGTTCTTGATAGGTTCAGAAGTCTTATCTACAACCGTTTCATTAATAACTTCTTCTTTCGCCGGAGCTATAAGATCGGGGTTTAATATTCTTGTGTTTCTCTTGAGAGCTGTGTAGTCAATAAGAATTGTTGATGAGTGTTCCAATGATGTTGAAATGCCTGACATGGTGTGATTCCTTTCTTGTTTTGGATTTTTGTTTGTATTGATAATTAATATACCTTTTATTCACTATAATCATTATACACCATAAATGCAATATTGTCAAGGGGTTTTTGAACGATTTAAAAAATAAATTTCCATAAGATTCTGGAGCTATTCACTACTTGGGGAATAGTCGCATCCAAGAGAAGCAATGTTCACGGAGTTCGTGATAACAGAGCCGTTAGCAAGACGATGCTTTCGTGTTTTGGATTAAGAAAAGTTAGAAAGAAATGAGGTGGGTGAGAGGGAAATGTAGGATGTGGGAGGGGAAATGACTTGTACCGATACTGTACCTGAATACCGCCGAAAATACCAAAACTAGCGCCTATGTCACATAGTGAGAAAAAAAGACATTGAACGCTCAAACCGCATAACAAAGCCAAAAAAATAGACCCGTCCCCACCTAGCGAATAAAAAATGTGAGATAGGTATTGACAACGGCAAGTAACCGTGATAGAATATCGACAGTCGGAAAAATCCGACAGCCGTTACAGACAGTGACGGCAACACACATATATAGCCGATAGGCTAGGAGGATTTAACACTATGGAAAAAATTACAAGCACAGCAAACAAGGCAAACAAGGCGGAAGCGTGGAATGAATTACTTACAAAAGCCGAAAAACACGATACCGAAGCAATACAGACACTCGCAAAAGTCATTGCTTTAAGTACGCTTAAAACCTGCCTCGACCCTCGCAAGCGGTCAGCACATATCGACAGTGACAAGGTCGACAGTGTCGGAGGTGACAAGTACTTGACAAAAGTAAAGAATGACGGATACCGCCTCGACACAAGCAAGAAGGACGCAAGCGACACAATACCCGAGTTAGCCGACCTCGTGAGCGTGGCAACCGTTGCCATTTTGGAAAATCTCGACAAGTACGGCAATTTAACCGCAACGGTCAAGTATCAAAAGCCACAGCGACAGATAATTTACGGCAATGGCGACGTGAAAACGATAGAAGCTGAAGCCGTTCCGATACAGCTTGTCTATAGGGCTGTACGCAAGTATATTAGCGGTATGAAAAACGGCGGGTCGCTCGGTGCGGACGGATACTCATACATTGCCATTACCGACACAGACACAGACACGGATACGGGCATTGATACGGTTATATATAGGCGACTTGGTAAATATGCCGACATAGGCGGATATACCTCCGAGGGTCTGTATACAGTGTCGGAGGATGACGTGGCAAAAGTCGATAGTATCCTCGCAAGGCTTGACTTGACAAGGGAGCAAAAGCGCATACTGTCGCTTAGACAGGGCGGCTATAGTTTTGGCGCAATTGCGGATATACTCGGAGTTACACAGGAAGCCGTAAAAAAGGCTGTAAAGCGCATACGCTGCAAGGCTGTGAAAATAGGCTTTGAGCCGACAAAAGCCGACTAA